TCAGTATCCTCGAGCTATCTATAGTTCATGGTCAACCGCTGAAAGAGAAGCGATAGGTATTTATGAAGTGGTTTTTGATAATAGCAATTATAAAGATCAAACCTATTATACCAATACCAATCAATCCTTTAACTTTGCGGATGAAAAAGTAACGGCTTCTTATGGAAGTGCTACTGCAAAAGAATTAGATGATGTAACTGTAGATGAAACTACTGTTAAAGGTTTAAAAACTTTAAAAAAACAACACATAACAAAAGAAGCCAGTAATTTATTAACTCCTCTTGATTGGCATGTCGTTAAGGCAACTGAAGTAGCGAGTTATTCAGTTCCAGCAGATATGACAACTTATAGAGCAGCAGTCAGAACTGCATCAAATGATATGGAAGCTCTGATAGATGCTTGTGCAACCGTTGATGAACTTGCAGCTCTCTATGTCTATGTAGATGGTTCAAGACCTCTAGGCGAGTGGCCAGAGGAGGTCTAAAATGCCTCTAATTCTAGGAGCACAATCAGCAGTAGCAACCGGATTTAACGTAGAAAATTCCTGTCGATTCAATGACGGGGATGATGCATATTTAACAAGAACCTTCGGAACACCAACCAATAATAAAATATGGACATTTAGTGTATGGGTTAAATCTTCTGATCTATCCGACACTGCGCCTAATTCATCAAGAGATGTGGTGGGCGCTAGAATAGATTCGTCTAATTATAGTGATTTACAATTTTTGAGTGATGAAAGATGGATGTATATTTTAGATTATATTACTGGTGCTCAGGAGACTAATGTAAGAACACTTAATTATTATCGTGATTGTGGTGCTTGGATGCATATGGTTTGGGCCATGGATACAACACAATCTGTAGATACCAACAGACTGAAATTTTATGTCAATGGTACTCAAGTTACTACTCTTTCGGCAGGCAGATACCCGGATCAAGACAGTCTCTCTACTATGAACAAAAATACTGCAAGTTGTGATGTTGGTCGTTCAGGAGCAGGATATTATTACTTCGATGGTTATATGGCAGAAGTAGCTTTTATAGATGGAACTCAATATGCCGCCAGTGATTTCGGTGAATTCAATTCTGACAGTCCTACAATTTGGCAGCCAATTGATTTTGCAGGAGATGTAACTTTTGGAGATAACGGATTTTATTTAGACTTTAAGGATTCAGCAGATTTAGGCAATGATGTATCGGGAGAGGGCAATGACTTAACCCCAACGAATATAGCTGCAGTAGATCAAGCAACCGATACACCAACGAATAATTTTTGTACGATGAATCCTTTAGACAATTATTTTAACGCTGCTACTTTTTCAGAAGGAAATAATTACATTGTGACAGGTGCACCCTATTCTTATAATACTGCAACAATGGGTTTGGCAGCAGGATTGTGGTATTTTGAAGTAAAAGTTGTGGCTTCGACTACTATTGCAGTAGTACTGGGTGTTTCTAATAAGAATTCTACCTCAACAACAGATTATTTAGGGAGTACCAGTAATAATTATAGTTACAATGGGGAAAATGGAGACTCTTTCACAGCGGGTTCGGGTTCTACCTATGGGGATACTTATACGGATGGTGATATCATAGGTGTTTATTTAGACCTCACAGCCAATAAATTATATTTTGCAAAAAATGGTACAGTACAGAATTCAGGAACAGGACTTTCAATAACTGCAGCAGCAAGTACAACAGGTGGATTTTATTTACCTTCTGCTGGAGATTATGATTCAGTAAATAATGTAACTTTAGCTTTTAATTTTGGCAATGGCAATTTTGGTGGTACGGCAGTTTCATCAGGAAATGCGGATGCTAACGGCTATGGAAATTTTGAATACGATCCAAGCGCTGGAACATTTGATAGTGCAAGTAAAAGTTTCTTGGCAATCTGCACAAAAAATTTAGCAACGGATGGAGGTTAAATGGCAGTTTATACGACAATAGACGATCCTCAAGCAGATTTTCAAATTAAACTTTATACTGGGAATGGAACTAATTCACAGGCACAAACTTTTAGTGGAGCCGTGGATATGCAACCCGATATGGTTTGGATTAAACAAAGAAGTGGCACCGCAGAAAACGCTCTGACAGATGCAGTTAGAGCTGTTGATGGTTATCTTTGCACGAATACCAGTGCAGCAGAAAATTCAGGTAGTGCCCATATGCAATCATTAGACACTAATGGATTTAGTCCCGGACTGGCAGCAACTATGGGAGCATCTACAGAGACTTATGTTGCTTGGTGTTGGAAAGCAGGAACGACTTCAGGACTTACAGGTGGAACAATAACACCAAGTTCTTATTCAATCAACACTACAAATGGTTTGGGAATGTATCAATACACAGGAACAGGTTCAGCAGGAACGATTGCTCATGGATTAGGAGTAGCTCCAGATATGATATTTGTAAAACGAACAGATGGAACAGCAAATTGGCAAGTACAACATACATCACTAGACGCTGATAAAGTTCTGTACCTGAATACAAACCACGCTGAACAAAATGAAATAATGTTCAATGATACTTATCCAACTAGCACAGTCTTTAGTCTGGGAACACCAAGCGAAAGTAATGGAAGTGGAAATGTTTATATGGCTTATTGTTTTGCACCAGTAAAAGGATATTCAAATTTTTCTAGCTACGTAGCAAATGGAAATGCCGATGGAGCTTTTATCTACACAGGATTCCGACCAGCTTTGATTTTTACAAAAGAAGCAGATGCTACGAGTAGTTGGATGGTATTTGATAATAAAAGAGACGGTTACAATGATAATAATCCAAAATTGAGTTGGAATGATAGTGGCGGAGATACTGGTGCAGCGGCTGACTTGGTAGACATACTTTCTAATGGTTTTAAAATTAGATCAACAAGCAGTGAAGTTGGAACAAGTGGTAATACCTATGTTTATGGAGCTTGGGCAGAATCTCCTTTCGTCAATTCAAGTGGCGTTCCCACTAATGCTCGTTAAAAATTTCTGGGCACCTTTTTACTATACTCCCAGAAAATATAGGATAAATATACCCCTTCTGTAAGGAGTTGATATACGCTTTAATCTAGTATATTTGTAGTAGAAACGGAATTTTCTATGTTACAAAAAGTAAGTTTTTTACCAGGATTCAATAAACAAGTTACCGCGACTGGTGCCGAAGGGCAGTGGACGGGAGGAGATAATGTACGTTTTCGTTATGGCACCCCTGAAAAAATAGGGGGCTGGGACCAGTTAGGTGAGGATAAACTAACAGGGGCCGCTCGAGCCCTACACCATTGGGATGATAATGCCGGAGTTAAATACGCAGCGATTGGTACTAACAGAATTCTATATGTTTATTCAGGAGGTCAGTTCTATGACATCCATCCTATTCGAACTACAATAACTGGTTGTGATTTCACGAGTACCTCTTCAGAGACTACAGTTACTATAACCTTCCCAAGTCCTCATGGTCTAATTGATGATGATATTGTTTTAATGGACGGCGTTAGTGGAGTGACGGCTGTGGGTTCCACTTATACTGATGCTTCTTTTGAAGATATAAAATTTATGGTTACGTCTGCACCCACCGCGACCACAATTGAAGTGACGATGGCATCTGCCGAATCAGGAACCCCTTTAAGTAATTCAGGATCTGCTTCAGGATTATGTTACTATACCGTAGGACCTTCTCAACAATTAGGAGGTTTTGGTTTTGGAACAGGAACTTGGTCGGGAAGTGCATCAGGAGCTGCGACCACAACTTTAGCGACTGCTTTAACGGATACTATTGAAACAGATGTTGTTTTAACAGACTCTTCAGCTTTTCCAACTTCAGGTGAAATTAGAATTGGAACGGAAGACATTGGTTATACAGCCAATGATACCGCAACCAATACTTTAACCGGAGGTCCACGAGGAGCTAATGGAACAACTAAGGCGACTCATAGTGCAGCTGCGACAGTAACCAATATTTCAGATTACGTTGCCTGGGGCGAAGCTTCATCGGCCGACTTTACTATTGATCCAGGTTTATGGGTTCTGGATAACTATGGAACTAAACTAGTTGCTCTCATTTATAATGCTCAATGTTTTGAATGGGATGCAGCAGCCTCTAACCCTACGGAAAATCGAGCGACGATTATTAGCGGAGCACCTACAGCTTCGAGACACATGATCGTATCACCGGTTGATCGTCACTTAATTTTCTTAGGAACAGAAACCACGATTGGTACATCTTCATCGCAAGATGATATGTTTATCAGATGGTCGGACCAGGAAAGTACCAGCGACTATACCCCTTCAGCAATCAATACCGCCGGCACACAAAGACTGGCCCAGGGTTCTAGAATTATGGGAGCGGTTCGAGGTCGGGACACCATGTACATCTGGACAGATGCGGCCATCTTCTTGATGCGTTTTGTTGGTCAACCGTTTACGTTTTCTTTTGAACACGCCGGAACCAACTGTGGACTCATTGGAAAGAATGCCTGCATGGAAGTGGATGGAACTGCGTTCTGGATGTCGGAAAATGGTTTCTTTCAATACTCAGGTCAACTTCAATCGATGCCGTGTCTGGTAGAA